CGAAGTTATTCGCTATCTCGAGAAGTTCAATGGTCTTTTCCCGCGAGGCTTGCGCCCGCATCTTCGCTTCTTCTTCCTCGGTCTTGGTTATCTGCCCTTCGAGGATTGCGCGCTTTGCGGTGTATTCTTCCCATATCGCGTACTTGTCATCAGCTGTGATCTTTTCGTTATTGATAACTCCGTCATAGAGTATGTCGAGATTCGTAAGCTGTTCCCGCATCTTGACCGATTCGTCACGGTCGTCAACGGAGTTGATAGCGCCCATCGCCTCATTGAGCGCGTTCTCAAGCTCTGCGGCTTTCAGCAGTTCTGCGTTGTGCTCTGCAAGAGATTCAGATTGATCGCGGATTGTCCCAAGCCATTTCTGAGCGAGCGAGTTATTTGCGGTTATCCTTCCACCTGACTCTGTAATAAGTCCGACATATGCGGCGACGTGAGCGTTAAGGATTTCCATCTCGTCAACTTCAACGCCGTCGGCCTGAGCCTTGAGCTTGATTGACTCAATCGCTTTATCCCGCGCTTCTGTGGCAAGACGGATATATTCTGCCAGAGACTTATCTTCAAGTTTTGATTTCTCGGCAGCCTTTGCCGCCTTCTTTTCTTCGTCGCCCCTGTACCTTGCGGTAATGGCAAGGCTTCGAAGTTGCGAGTATTCTTCATAGAGCAGGTCGCGCCGTTCCCTGAGCTGCTTGTTTGTTTCTTCCGAGTTATACGCGAGCCCAGCCTCATAGTCCTCGGCGGCAGCGAGATACTCAATCAGCTTTTCGTTAGCGATGGCTGTCGCCCCGCGTTCATTTGCCTCGCCCTCTGCTGCCGATTCAACGTCCTCATAGTATTCGCGCTTTGCCTTCTTCGCGTTCGCCCATCCAGAAACAAACTCTGTGAAGAACCGACGGACAGGGGCGATTGACTTCTCAAACGACGCGCCAAACTCTTCCTTGAGATCCCCCACCGCATTTGCGAGCTGTTCCTGTGATCCGGTTGCCTTCGCGGTTTCGGCGGCTATGCCCTTGTACCGTTTCGCCATGAGCTCAGTAGCTGCACCATTCTTTAGCTGTTCAGCGGTAAGGTTTTTTATCTCCGGTATCGATTCGCCTAATTCGCCGGACAATCCGCCGTAGGATTTATTAAGGTTACGAACCGCGCCGTCAAGTGAGAATGCGCCCGACGCGGCCATGTCCGTAGCGGCTGACATAATCTGCATTATCTGTTCTTGAGTACGCCCAGCGGCGGCAAGCGAGGCCATCATAGGAAGAAGTTCTTCGTCTCCATATGTAGTGTAACTCTGTATCTCGCTTGCGTAATCCTTGAGGGCTTGAACAGATGAAGAATCCAGATACGGGTTATTCTTCGCGGCGCTCTCAAGCTGTGTTTCAGCTTTGATCTGCGTCTTGTAGGCGGTGGTTAAATCTCCAATGACATCGGTGGCCTTCTTGAGCGCAATGGCAACACCCGCCCCTGCGATAGATGCTTTCGCAAGGCCAGACGTAAACCCGCCGAGATTCTTCGTGCTTCCCTTGAGCTTTTTGTCTACGCTGCCGATACCTTTATCAATTCCGGTTTCGTCTATCTTGGTGTCTATCTCAATTCTGCCGTCTGCCATTATTTTGCTCCAAATTGCGCGCCAAAGAATACATCCCCGATGTTGTCGAGTTCTTCTTTTTCGGCCTCGCTTGTCTTTTCAGGTAGCCGCCACATTCTCTGCATCCGTGCAAGTTCTTTATTCTTTCCCGGCTTCGCGCAACGGTAGCCGATGATCGTATTCAGTTTCGTGCTTTCAAGTCCAGCGATTAACGCCCGGACGATATGCCAGTGGTACTGCCTTGCCATGAGGTCAATGCCGTAGCACTGAAGGATTGCCGCGTAGATGAGGTCGGCGTCTATCGTGTAGTCCAGGACGTTCGGCCCTGACTCGCCCTCTACCCGGGGCAACTCCTTCTTTTCAAAGAAGAACCCTGTCATCGCGTCGATCCCTGCTTGTCGATCTTCCGGGATGTACGATCCGGTCTTGATCGTTTTCGACGTTACGGTCTTTCGCTTCAAGAGGCTGTTGACAAAGCCCTTCTTTCTTGTATACGCCCAGACGGTCTTTTCTTCCCGCGTATCGACATACATAAAGTCAAAATCTTGCAGGTACTTCTTTTCCTGTTCGAGGATTTGAGAAAACCGGAACCAATAGGAATGGCCGGTTTGTATTCGGTAAAGTCTCCCCGAGACTTCAATCACCTCGGGGAGTTTTGCTTTGGTTAAATCCATTTACACGATCACGAGGTTCATCGTGACAGTTCCGGTGTCAGCCGTGAACTTATCGCTTATCTCGTGGGTTGCGTCCCATGCGCCGACGACGTAATCAAGGCCGTCAACCAGCGTAAAGACTGCGTTGCCGCTGGAGTCGGTCAGCTTCCGCACCCCACCGATGTCAACAGTCGCGCCCACTACGTTCGCGGCTACCAGCTTGACGTTTACAGTCAGCTGGAACTCAGTTACGGTCGTCGAGGTGAATACCGGAACGCCAGCGGTCACGGTTGCGGTTCCCTGATCAACCGTTCCGTTGATCGTGATATTCGCGGTAATCGTGGAGTCAACCGGGTTCATGTTATCGATAACCACGACGACATCTGCAAGCCATGCGTTGAAGCTCGAAGATCCATGCGCATAGTCAACGAACAGCATCTGTGTATCCGCGTCCGCTCCGGTCTTGAGGTTGTAGAACTTGTCGTAGAAGTATTCGTAATCCGCTTCACCCTTGTACATAGTGATCGGGAACGACATCCCGGGCGCGTACCTTTCAAGTACGGTCGTCGGCGATTCGTCAACGATGTAATCGCGTACCGAGGTTTCCGGATTCATCGCTATAGCGTTGTCGGTAGCCTTCTTGATCTGCGCCCATACAGGAACAGACTCGGTTCCAGAATTGATAAAAAATAACTGGTGAAACTTCTTCACCATTACGCCAGCATCCATTTTATGCCCTCCTTAAAAGGGGTTTTTCCCGTCAAAGTCCACGTTAACGGTCGTGCTATATATGAACTCGCCCGTCGTCTCTTTGTTTACGAAAGACACGGTTGATACCGCCGTTACCCTGAGAACCTGCAAGGCCGTCAAGGTGATCTCTTTTTTATCCACGGTCGAGCGTATCAGGTTGAGAACCGATTGAGCCGCCGCGGGCGAAGTGTTCCGAGCGTAGAAGGTTACCTGCTGCACTCCAGCGTAGGAACCGTCAACGAACTCGCGCACGTTGGCCGTTGAAGGATCAGAGCGAGCCATAACGTCATTTACCGTCGAGCCGAACCCATCTTCTTTTATCGACGTAATGGTAGCCTGTTGCGCCTTAATGTAGGTTATGAGGTCACTTGCTATACTCACGGTTTACCAATGCCTCCCATATTTTCAGCCTTGTGGCCTTTGCCCGCTCGAACCACTTTGTCGAGGCGTTCGGGTTTTTGTCTTTTCGCTTCTTCTCAAAGAAGTGATATTGCTTTTTCGCGTAAGGCGTATCCCACTCAACCGACCCGTTCCCGCTTGCTATCACTCCCGACCTTTTTAATGTTCCCTCTGCCTCTGGACAGTAATAGTTACTATCCTTGAGAACCTGGACGTCAAGCGCAATCTGTGCGCGATCAAGTCTCGCTTTGCACCTCTTGCCGACCGCCGCCGTATCAAACTGGACAGTAATACCCATTACGAACCTACCAATGCTAGCCGGTAATGATGAGCCGTTGAAGCGTCTCCCGACGGATCGTATACCTCACGAACATAGAACGTCTGTGCACCGTACACGATCTTGTCACGCTCTCCGAAAGTAATACCAGCCGGGAGCGAGTTGACGCAATCGTATATCAGTGTCAGCTTGTCGCTCTTAGCCTCGCCGAGTGACGTAACAAGCGTCTGCTTTGCTCGAGATACACGTACTCGGGTCAGGTTGTTAGCATTTTCGCTCCATGAAGGATTACCGTAGGCGTCATCTCCGGTTTTCGCGTAATGCGTTGCGCTATGCACAAGCACGTCAAGGCTGATCGGTTCACTCATGTCGGTATCCCCGGATATGAGTAGGTCGGCGATCCTTCTGATATGTTCATAAGGCTCTGACCTCGACGATCTCGATAAACGGTTTCTGGTTGCGTTGCCTTGAACGATGCCCGCCGCCACTTGCTCGCTATACCGCTCTCGATTGTCGCCGGATACCCGGAAGCACCGACAGACGCCCGCGTGTAGGAATACCCGTCGATACTCTCGCTCTGCATCGTGGCAACCTTCCCCGCGTTGGCGATCTGAAAGGTTATCATCTGCGAAGCGTAGAGCTTCATGCCGGCTGGAAAGTCCTCGTCAACCGTGCCTTGCCCAAAGTCGTAATTGCAGATAGCTATGATGTCATCCTCGACTAATGGGATAAGCGCGGTGATCTGTGCGTCCTTGTCGGTTCCGGTTATCCCGGCGAGCGTCTTATACTCTGCGAGCGTTATGACTGCCATTATTCTTCCTCGGAGAAGTCGCCGCCATAGGTTACTTGCGTATTATCAGCCACAGGAGTAAGAATAGCGAGGAACGTCGAATTGGCGGGAAGCCATCTCCAGATTGCTCCTGATTTCGATATTCCGACGCTTGTTGCTCCCTGACTCCACCCGAGGAAATACCGCGTATATGCAAGCGTTCCGTTGGCAGTTACCGTTGGCCCCTCATATATCTTTATGAGTGGGGTGGACGCTCCTATTGTCGGATTGTAATTAACAGGGACAATTTCGGTTCCGTTTGCGGTTGTCGTCGGTCCGGAGTACAGTTCGATCTTGACGGTTGATCCAAGCGTTGAGACATCTGTCCGATACTTCACCCGTTTTGCGCCGGTCTTAAACAGAATAACAATCGGCGTGAGTATATCTACGTTATCGGACGAATACTCGAAGTTGAACATTTTTCCAAGTTCAGCAAGTACGTTCGTCTTGTCTATGCTTACATTTGCGCCGTGCATGGTTTTATTCCTTTGCCTTGTGGTAAATCGCCGGGGTTTCCCCCGGTTTCTTTACAGGCTCTGACAGACGACGGTTACGATACCGAGGACCTTTGTCGCATCCGTTCCAGCAGTTACCTTCGCATTTACTACGTCGCCAGCTGCGAGAACCATGCGGGCCTTGTTTGCGACGACGACGCCAGCAGAGATATGCGTCACTGCGCCATCAGCGGCGCAAGCAATCGCGGTTCCAATCGCGTCGGTTCCCTTGTAAACAGTGACGGCCCCGTTTTCCTCGGTAGCGCAAGCCGTTACGATTACGTCGATAATCCGCATGGCATAAGGAACGGTAAACACGGCAACCGCCGCCGCGTTGAAGGCTGCCGCGCTCTTGTCGAGCGTATATGCGACAACGCTTCCGGTCTGACGTTCGTTGATCTTCTGGAAGGCAGAAACCCTTTCAAGTTCGGGATTGCTTCTGTCTATTCTTTTGGCTTCTACAGCCGTTAACTGGTTCATGGTTGCCTCCTTACAGGCTTTGAAAAAGGCGGGCCGTTATAGCCCGCCCTGTTGACTTAGCCCAGGATGAGGGCGACGTGTTCAGGCTGAACAACCTTGAAGCCGTAGGCGAGGTGCATTTCCCATATCACCTGGCCGTACTGCGCGATCTCGAGCATGAGGTAGGAATGACCGAACTTGTCGGAGATTACCATCTGCTTGATCGTTGGATTGGACGGGATAAGCGGGGGGCGCATGATTCCGACGACAGCCGAACGCTCGAACGCGAAGTTCGGGGTATAGCTGGCTGCGAAGGTAATAGCCTTGTTCTTGGTCGCAACGGCGCGGAGTCCAGGCCTGTTGATGTACAGCGGTCCGTCGGTTGCATCACCACCGCAAGCAGCAGAAACGACGTACTGATAGCCGCCGTGATCTGCGATAGAGAATACGTCACCGGCAAGAATAGCGTCGGTTCCGGTATCGGTCAACAGCGTGACGGTTCCGGCGACCTGATCGGCGGCGGCGTCGGTAACGTAGTTCGCGGCGGCACCGGAAGTGTGCTGGGATATCCCGGCGGAATCACGAAGCTGGAAGCCAAACTGGGGCTTGTAAATACCCGAGCGGCGTTCCTCGTCAGAACCGGCGGCATACGCCTGCTGGTAGATGCCGAGCTTCTGGAGCTTCGCAGCGGCGGCTGAGTTGATAACAAGCTGGGGATCGGAGAACGGGCATCCGTTATCGCGGAGAACCTGCTTGACGTCAACGATGAGGTCGAGGTCAGTCGCGAACGGAGTCGTTCCGGCGGTTCCGACAGCGCGGGAAGCACCGTACTTGATGTAGTTCGCTGCGTCGGCTTCGGCGAGATTGCGAAGCGAGCGCATGGACTGCTCGGCCCACTGGCGCACCCATTCCTCATAGTTTCCGCCGTTTTCGAGGGAGCGCATCTGTTCTCCGGTAAGAACCATCGGCTTGGTCTTTTTGGACTGGGTGATCGTCACCGAAACAGATCCTGCGGTCTGGTCGTTCCCGACAGGGGAGACGTTCAGCGGCGCGAAGTCGTCGGTTTCCTGGACGGGCGCATACGGAACCTTTACCGAATCACCCTTTGCTACGCCTTTGTCGTCCCAGGTCGCGTTGATCGCGTCAAGGATTCCGGCTGGTTCTGCGCTTACGTTCTGCGCGGCGGAATAAAGTACCGGCGCAAGCGCCGACAATGTAGTCGTGTTAGACATTTCTGCCCCCTAGTTAATCCGTTAACACGCCGCCAGCGGCCATAAACTCGGCCCGCTCTTTCGGCGTTAACTTAAAAAATTCCGCCTGTGGTTTTGAGTTCAACGAACCTCCACCGGTCGGTGTCTTGTTTCCAAACGTGGTCCTGGCTGTTTCGGCCTTCACCGCGTCAAGTTCCTTTTTGTGCCATTCTGCATGGCGCTTCAAAATATCCTCAGCGTCATCCCCGTACCGCGCATAGTCTGCGGCAACTTCAGGATCAACGCCGTAATCTTTCGCCTTTGCCCTGAGCGCGTTCTGTTTGTTCGCCAGGGTTTCCGCGATATCTTTCTGCCTGAGCTTTTCTTTTAGCTCACGGTTTTCTTTTTGTTCCGGAGTCTCGGTCGGGTTAAGCTCGCGGCGGATAGCTTCCTTGAGTTCCTTCTCTTTTTCGGGGAGCTTCTCTTCCTCGTACTTCTTGGTTGCGCGGTCAAACTCACGGTTCAACGCGGCGTCATAAGCCGACCTTAAAGAAGGAACGGCGCGGATATACTCAATCGCCTTAAGCGAATCATCCGGCGGCGCGGCCTTTGATACGAGTTCTTCAAACTCTGCCACGTTTGCCCCGTCTTTTGCGTTGGCCTTAGCCCACGAAACGAGATCCTTGAAAATGTCCATGATTGTCCTCCGTCTAGTGTAACCAGACAGTGTGTGAAAGTGCGGCGGGATGATCCTGAAAGAATCCCTTCAAGATCGCCCCTATTATACAACGTATAACCGCCTTTTGTCAAATGGTCTTTTGTTCCTTGTCTACAGCGTCGATCATCTCTTGTGCATTGCGGATTATTCTGTTCCGCACCTTAATTGAAGGTTCTCTCATAATCGCAGCCCGTAGACAAGCCTCTGTTATCATTTTGCCTTGCGCGTTCCTCACGATTGCCGCGCAAAGCTCAACCGCTTTTTCGTCGGTCATCTTCAGATCAAGTTTGTTTTCAGGCGTTACGTTTAACGCAACCTTGAAAGCAGACTCAACTCCGTTCACCATATCAAGCAACTCCTTGAACATACATCCTCCCGTATTTGTTCTTGACGATTCCTTTTTCTTTCGCCCATGTCTCGAATGTCTTGTAACTGAAAACCTCATTCTGCCCGGTAACAGGATCTCGCCCGCGCCGCGCCGTCGGTTCATACGCCTCGGTTACTGTAACGGAATGGCAACGGCAATTTATAACTAGGGAAGCCGGTAAAGAAGGATCACCTGGGTGTGAAACCTGATATCCTGCCATATTCCACGTTCCGTCAAGCGGGACCCTTACCCCGTCAAGGACTGCGTGTTCCGGCCTGACTGCATCATCAAGAGTTGCGTCCCACATTTTGAGTACGTTTACCCCGGCTGCTTGCGCTTCATGCGCTCTGGCAATCTCTGCCATGTTCTGCGCACGATGCCCCTCTGTGTGCGCGATTCTCAGGGCTTTATACAAGTCACCGAAAACCTTGCCATCATACACTCCACCCATAACGGTTTTAATGCGCTTAGCAATATCTGTAATTCCTTCACCGTTTATCAGTCCTGCATTTACTTGTGTCCAGATATCTTTGATAGCCTTATCCTGATTCGTAGCTATCAGTTCTTTCAGCGTCCCGGCAACGGGGGTATAGTTGTCAGCCGCGCCAATCTCTGCCTTAATAGCCTTCCATGCTTCAAGCTCCCCGGTCGATGCGTACCTAACCAGGTTCGGGTCAAGCGGCGAAAAGGTTAGAGGCTCGCCCCAGTCGAGCTGAAACGATGTCCGGTAGTACTGGTTGGAAAATGACAGGTCAAACGCCTCTATCTGGAGCCTACGAACGGACCCGCCCAGCTTCTTGTATTCGACGGTTATCTGTTCCCGGAGTGATTCAAGCCGGTTATACTGGATCATCCAGTTGTATTGGTCTTTCGGAGATATCCCCGCTTCACGGGCTTTCGCAAGCATTGAACCTATCTTATCGTTGATGTTCTGCAAGGCAACGCGGTATTGCTCGACAATGGTAGCATCGATGGCTTGTCGCTCTGCTTCAGTGAGAAGATAACCTTCGTTTGCGAAAGACTGGTAGGTCATTCTTCCGTTTCGTCCTCGTTATCATCCTGGATAGGTGTAACGGTCGGAGCGGGCAGCGTGTTCTTTTTCTGATCTTCAAGCTCCCTTTCCCAATCGGGAAGGATCGCTTTCGGGAGGATCTTCAATACCGCTTCTTTCGTCATCTGTAATCCCATCATCATTGACGCTATTTCAAGCTGCTCTTTCGCTGATACCGGGACATTGCGGCCCCACTTGATTTCCGCCTTGTAAATGCTGGTATCTATCCCGCTTGTACCGGAATTGATACAGGCGTCAAACAGTTCCTTGCGCTCAACAAGCCACCGCCTGAGATAGATTTCCGCCTTGCTTGCAACCATTTCCATGCACATGAGTTTTATTGCAAGCGCCTTCCCTGACTCTTCCCCTCCGGCGCCGAACTTTGGATCAGTAAAATCGATGATGCGGGAAGTCTTATGGAAATATCTCTCAAGGTTTTCAGCCATCCACTTGTAGAACTCGACAGCACCGCCAAGATTCTTCTCCATGAAGCGCGGCCATTTGTCAGAGTCATAATCACCAAGCCCGTGGAAATACCCCTTAGCCTTCAGGCTAGCCACCGTGTCGGCGTCAACGATAAACGGATACAAGCCTATCAGCGCATTAAACCTGTCCACTTCGTTCAGGCTCTTGCTCATTACCTTGTCTAACTGGTCGATAATCTGCTTTTCAGCCTCAAACACAGGAAGGCCGTCTTTGTTGATTTTCGCCTCAAGTACAGGGACAATTCCGAACGGATAAACAAGATCGTCGCTTGCGTCACGCGCCCAGTTCTTATCCTTGTCGGTTATCCATCCTTCCGCATAACCGGGATAGTATACAACAGCGTGAGAAACATCCCCGTCTTGATAGAACCTGACAGCATATTCCTTGACCGGCTTCAGGGAGTTTGTCCACTTGATATAGATTTGTGAGGAAGGAACAAGCACCCACTCCGGGCGGACGGGGAATAGCGGGTCATCGCTTGCGGACGTCCACCATACTTCATAGGCATCGCCCTGACACATAGCCTCGTTGACGGTTTCGGCTATTACAAGGGCATCATCGTTGTACTCCCTCCACGTCTTGATCTGTGCGTTGTATTCGTCGCCCTTAACGCTCCAATCATCGGTAGCCTCGGTAAGCTGGTAGAAGATATCCGGCTCCCCTGGGGGCATCATGTACCCGACCATGTTGTCAACGGCAACCTTCCCTAAAGGAATGGGCAGCCGGTTATCGGGATCGTCTCCGGTCGCATTGTTTACGATAGTCGGGTTTTTCCCGCGTACATAGGCGCTGTTTACGGTATAACGGCTTACGATTGAAGCCTGAGCGTTGTATATCTGTTTTAACTCTTTCGCGTCCATCTGTTCCCATCCTTTGCGGTATTATACCACAGTTAAAGCCTTAATGCCACTGTAGGCGCGGCGGCCATATTGCTTCCTCGCCAATAGTGTAAAAGCATAATGAGTGCATCCATTGCGTGATCATTCCCGTCTTTCGGCTTTGGTAATAGCTTGCCTGTTTTATCTTCATCCCATGCCCACGTTGAAAACTCACGCTGCAGGTCAACGCTACCGGCTATCAGGTGTATTTTCATGCCCTGCAATATGTTTGCCATTTCAGATTTGTAGTTTGCGCGTTTCTTGACACCCCGTATGCCGCGTAATCCTCGCCGGTACAGATCCTCTATGCTTTT